TGGATATTGGTGCTTCAGAGGGGGCCTTGGTCAAGTCGGTCGCCAATATGAGTGATGGTCGTGTAAGTGCAACAGCACTCGACCCCAACGTGGCGATGGCACAGACCTTTGCAGCCGGGGAGCAGGTAGCTGGTGCCGACTATAGGGTTGAAGCCTTTGGGACCAAGGAAGATGAGGGCCGTCTTGCATGGACAGAAGATGATGGCACCCCTATCCGCTATTTTAAGCCTGACCGTAAGTATGATGTTGTCCATGAGGCTATGGTTTTCCAATTTATTTCTGGAGAACGGGATGGCCAAATCCGACGCATGAAGGAACTGGCCACTGATGATGGCCTTATTATTATTGAGGAGAAATTTACCCCCGGCGATGCCTTGAGCCAGAGGCAGTGGGAAGCGTCCGAGGCCCAGAAGGACGACTTCAAGCATCAGTATTTCACTCCCGCTGAAACCATCAAGAAGAAGGAGGAAGTCCTCGTTGGGATGCACGATCTCATGGTGACGCCGAGTGAGGTTGAAGGCACTTTGGTTAATAATTTTGACCATGTTGCTCAGTTCTGGGACAGCGGGAATTTCAAGGGCTATGTTGCTTCCGATAGCCGTCAGAGGCTAGATGATTTCCTAGCGAATCTGGAAGACCTGAACACCGAGTTTTCCACTACGCCAACACCTCGTTATGTTGCAGACCGTTCATACATGGTTCGGCGTAGAGGTGAGAGATTGCGCCCCGGCCAGCGAGCGCCTCGCACTGGCGCGGCAGTAAAGATGGAGCAAGAAAGAAAAAACCAAGAGGCTCTTCGGGTAAGGGATGCCATGAGGGAGGGGAGGTTAGTTGATGGCTATTCTGAAAAATTCAAACCAGACGCATTGAACCCCGTCTTCATGGCTAAAACGGCTCTGGATTGGGACGGTTCCTCATACAGGGCGGTGATCCAGAAAGGCCATAATGAGTGGAATAATGACGGTCAGCAGAATATGGGCTTTGGCTTGGTTCACGCAAATAAACACCTGAAAGATATCCAACAGAATACTCCCTACAATAGAATCGATCAGTTTGTTGAAGGAATGTTGAAGGGGTACAAGGATTCCAGAAACACTGACAGAGCATCGCAATTTACAGTCTCTAAAGGGGCGACCATTGGAAGTGTTATGATGAGATGGAAAGACCCTCAACAGCCGTATCCAATGGTGCTTGTGCTGCATGAGGAAAGTTTTGATCGCTATATCGAGGGGAAACCAAATGCTTCCCACTTGAGGGGGCTGTCATTTATGACCCTTATAACAGCATATGTTGATATTCCACGAACGGTAATAAATCCGGCAGCTAGTAATGCTGCAAAACAGGCGGCATCAGAGGCGCATGAATCTTCAAATCCCTCTGAAAGGGTGACCCTAAAGCTAAAGCGTATGTACAGCGTCAAGAGGCGCAGCAGGGAAAACTATGCCAACAATGAACAGAGAGACTTTTACGACAGGCATTTTGATAGCGGCCTGAACGAGACATTCTTTGAGAAAATTATGCGTGGTTTTGGCCTCAACTCTGATGAGCATATTGGCAGCAGGTTCCGTTACTGGGTGGTTGATAAGTACGAGGGCTGGAGCGCGGTTGAATGGAAACTGGCCAAGGAGAACTTGGTTGAATCTATGACTGCTGAATCATCGAGCGTTGCTATGTTCTCGGCAGTAACGAGAGCTTCGGGGTTAATTTCGGCGGCCCTCGTGGAAGGGCCTGTCATTTACAGTCGCGGGTTTTTCCACGCTATTAACAATGAGTCAGTCAACTCTAAAGTCCCAGAAATTGCAGAGGAGTACCGTAAGGAGCTTGAGCAACTCAAAAAAGATACTGCCTACACAGACCCGCTTACTGGGGAGTATGTAAGTTGGGCTGGTAAGTGGGGTCCACCGATGGGGCTAGTTAAAATCCTAGAGGAGGTTGATAACAATGGGCTGATGGAGCAATTCTCGGCATACGCAGGGGCGGTTCGCGCACAACGCTTCATTAAAGAGGGGCGCGAAAGGCTGTTCTCGGACGATGACATCAGGATAGGCTTGGATTTTGGGAGGCAACACCCGGAAATCGTGTTGGCTCATCAGCGCTACCAGCTTTGGAACAACTCGATAGTGAACATGATGGTCAAGTCGAACTTGATTTCCGAAAAGATGGGGAGACTGTGGAAAGAGAACTCTGATTACCTCCCCTTCTATAGGGAATTTTATGATGACGAGGGGGTGCTATATCAGGTCACTTCGCCGGATGGAGCGCCATCGAGACAGACACTGTTTGAAAGTCTCGACAATGACAACAACAAGTTCTTTCCGAGCTTTCAGAATCTAAAGCAGCCCAAGGAACTGAAGGGTGGCCGACCGTCGTTCCGTGTGATGGTGGGTGATGTTGCTGACACGAAGACGTTTCTCAGTATGGAAAGTGCGAAACAACGGGCGCAGCAACTGAAGGAGCTAAATCAAGGCACTGGGCGTAAGGTGTATATAGCTGCCAGCAGTCAGAGGATTCGAGACCCGATTTCCAACATGATCCAGAACGTCTCCTCTGCCATCACTGCGTCCATGTTGAATGTCGCGGTAAGCCGTGGAATTAGAGACTTGAGACTTCTCGGTGACTCGATGGCAATACCTATCTCAGAAGATCAAGCTCCAGACAGCACCACAGGTCCACGGGCAAACACGATTGGCATTCGCGTGAAGGGCGAAACGAAGTGGTATCAGGTCGCTGATCGCATGTTGGTGGACTCTCTGGTGATAACCAATGACATGGACATGGCATTCCTCGGCTTACAAGCATTGCCTGCTCAACTGTTAAGGGAGCTAGTTACAAAAGACCCCGGCTTCATGGCCGCCAACATGATGCGGGATACGCTCTCCGCATGGGCAACGAGCGGTGTCAATATAATGCCTGTTGTCGATACACTTCGCGGCTATGGGGAATCTCTTCTTAACACGTCCAGCGGCCAAGCGCTGAATAGGGCTGGGGTTGTAGGAGGATTTGACTTCAAGGGCGATATCAATAATGTGACAAAGGCTTTCAACAAGCATATGGCGGAGGGACGAAAGCCTCGCTTGAAGGATGCGCCCAGCAGGATATGGAGAGCATTGGATAAAATCTCCGGGGCTTCTGACACAGCCACACGGGTGGCTGTATACAATCGAGTCTTGCAAGATACCGGGAACGAGGCGCAAGCCATCCACGAAGCTCTTGAGGTTATCAACTTCTCACGCAAGGGCGCGAGTTCCGCCATGCGGTACTTTACTGCCGTCGTTCCCTTCCTGAATGCGAGGATTCAGGGGCTTGATGTCCTGCATCGTGGGATGAAGGGAGAAACATCAACTTGGAATCGTCAGAGCAGGAAGGCTTCCTTCTACTGGAAGGCGATGACGATAGTGATTGGTAGCGCGGCAGTGTATCTGGCCAACTCTCTCAGCGATGAGGATGAAAACCCGTGGTATCACAATGCCCCGGAATACATCAGAGATAACTACTGGATAATCCCGCCGACTTGGTTTGGGATGACAAAGGATGCCCCGGCTCTTCGCATTCCGATCCCCTTTGAGGTCGGTGTCCTATTCAAAGTTATCCCAGAGAGAATCATCGGCTTGATAAATGGAACATCTAGTGGACGCGAAACATGGGAGTCTCTCGGTCGTAACACTTTTTCCACTCTTAACTTTAACCCAACGCCCCAATGGCTGTTGCCCGTGCTGGAAACGACAATGAACCACAGCTTCCATCGGGGCCTTCCCGTCGTGGGATACTGGCAGGAAAAGAATGAAGGATGGCTTGCCGACCCAGAGTTTGCATCACCATTTGCGATCATGCTGTCGAGATCGGCAGACGAGGCTAACATCAGGATAAGCGCCCAGAAGATTGACCACATCATCCGTGGTTATGTCGGGACTTTGGGGAGTTACGCACTAATGGCGGCGGATTCAACCGGGCGTGTTGCGGCGGAGTTGCCGGAGAGGGCAACCCGTAGACTTGATCAGTGGCCAGCGCTTGGTCGATTCTTGCAGGAGAGCCAAGGACGTGGGCCGACCCAGACATTTTACGATTTGTATTCGGAGCTTGATATTTTTGTAAGTACCCTCAACAGCCTGAAGCAAGTAGGCGATATCCAAGGTGAGGATTATTTAGTAAAATCAAGGGCTAATCTGAACTCGTACAAGGCATATATTAATGAACTCAAGGGTCAGCTTGATGAGATGAGAAAGTTCCGCCAACAAGTCAAGTCTGACAGGTCTGCAACTCCCGACCAAAAACGTGTGGCGCTCGATGGGATTGACCGAATGACAAACGAAGTTCTGCGAGGTATACGAAAGGTGAGGGTGGAGGCTCTGAGACGATGACTTTGCTGGAAGAACCGCTACAGAAAAAGTTGCGTGGTATTCTTGAAAGAGAAGAGGGGATCAAGTATGAGGTTTACCTTGATCATCTCGGCTTACCGACATGCGGCATTGGCCACCTCATCATCCCAGAAGATGAGGAGCATGGCTGCGAAGTTGGCACCCCTGTTAGCGAGGAGCGGGTGGCCGCGCTTTTTGATAGTGACCTAAAGACAGTAGAGGATGACTGCTGGCAATTGTTCGAGAGGTATGAAGATTTACCATACAATATTAAACTTGTATGTGGAGCTATGGCCTTTCAGCTAGGAAGGAGCAGGCTGGCCGGATTCAAGAAATTTCGTGCAGCCCTGAACGCGAGAAGATGGTCAGATGCCGCTGATGAAATGGTTAATTCAAAGTGGTACAGGCAGACAACTGCCCGTGCGCAAAGGATGGTCGATATGGTTCGACAAGTCGAAGAAGAATAGGAGGCGATATATGTCAGACAAGCTTATGGTTAGTTGGCAATGGGTTAAGGGCCGGGTGTTTGAGCCGTCCACTTGGGCGGCAGCATCAATAGTGTTTATTGTTTTGTCTTTAGCGTTGTCAATAAGTATGCTGCTCTGGGCAGCATGTTGCACGGCGGCTGGAGCCTTGATCCTCAAGGAAAAGGGCGATGGCTAAAGATAAAGTCAAGGTGACAGAGACCTCAAAAGAGTATGAGGTTGCGGTCTCTGATCTGGTGCCAGACACTGGAGACGAGGCACACACTTGGTATAATCAGTTAGCGGGGCTGCTCGACAAGTTTCGGGTGATCCCGCGCCTGATTATGCTGGCGTACATCTACGCCTTTTACCAAAGCACAACTTGGTTCATGGCGCTTCCCGATCCAACCAACGCGCAGGCGGCGTTCATATCCACCATCGTAGGTGCAGGCGCTGCGTTCTTTGGCTTGTATGTTGGTCGTCCCGGCTCATCTCTCCCGAAAGGCGCTAAAAAATGATGACGCTTTTGGGCAGCTTGCTTGGTTTTGGCACATCTATCGTGCCTGAAATACTTGGCTTCTTCAAGCAGGGGCAGGCAAACAAGCAAGAACTTGCAATGCTGGAGGCCAAGGCAAAGTATGCCCAAGCCCTGTCTTCCATGAAGCTGGAGGAGCTAGACGCGAAGGCGGAGATTGTGGAGACAGAAAAACTCTATGAGCATGATATGGCTCTGGCAGCACGGGGTGGCTGGATCGTTTCGCTGCAAGCGAGTGTCAGACCAGTAATAACCTATATGTTTATGCTCACTTTTCTGGGTGTCGAGGGGGCGATCATCTATACCTTGATGACCTCTCAGGGCGCTGATTTCATCACGGCACTTCAAGCCGCTTGGACGCCTGAGATACAGGCCATCTGGTCTAGCATCCTTTCCTTTTGGTTTGGCAGCCGGGCCATGTCAAAAGCGACGGCAATGGCGGTTAAAAAGAAGTGAGTCATGGGCGATGGATGTTAATGCTTTTGTTAAGCTTTTTGAGACCGTTGGTTATCCAGTCCTCACCGCATTGGCTATGGGGTACTGCCTGTTTTGGTTGCTCCGCTGGCTTGTCGCCAGATTCTCAAAAGACCTTCAACAGGAGTATCAGCATATATATAGGGAGATTGACAGCCTGCGTGAGGATATAGCTGACAGCAAGGTAATCGTTATAAGGCTGATCGACAGGATTAGACTGCTGTCGGATGAGGTCTACGCCCATGACATGGTCGCCCGGACGGTGTGGGGACTCAAGCCACGTCCCGACAGGCAACGAACAAGATCAGAACGACGTGAGTTGCTTGAGGATGAGTTGGCTGATATCGGCAAGAATGGCATCGGCGGAGAGAAGAAGTGATGGAGATGAGCGTTGCCTGACATCCCGATGAATGTTCTCATCACTTTGGCGATTGCCATATTCGGCGCGATTGGCGGCTGGTTTGCAGTGAAGGGTAAGGTAACCCAGCTTGGAGAGCAGGTGTCAAAGCTGACACTGGATATGGCTGGGCAGGACAACGTAGATGTCGGCTTGCTGGAGGGGATGGCAGAGCTTCGCCTCGAACTCAAATATCTAAGGAGAGACTTGGATGCGATACGGGATGAAGCCGCCAGAAATCGTGAGCAGCTTGCGATCATGGCGGCAGAAAAACAGGTCCGTCTGGAATCTAACAGTTGACTGGTGAATAATTATGGCTGCAAAACTAAATGAAAGAACTGAAGTTTCGATTCCCCTCAAGAACTTAATCGGGATTGTCATTGCCGCAACTCTAGCGACGATGGGATACTTTGGAATTACTGAGAGGATTAGATTCTTGGAGCATGAGCTAGAGATGGCTGTCGTCGAGATCGAAGAGAATGACGAGTGGATTGACGACTTTGAGCCGCCGGAGGAAGTCAGATCGACGATAAAGAGGGTGCGTGAGTTGGAGGTAAAAATTAAAGAGATCGAAGTGAACTTCCTGTACATGAAGCAGATGTATGATCGTATCGCGGAGCTTGAACTCAGACGAGGGAAGCTCAGAAAATAAGTGTAATGTGGACAGGGCGGCCTGCGATGTGCTAAGTGTAGTGTGCGCGAGTGGGATACCCCCGCGCACTGATGTCACCTCATCAGGCCCCGCAAGGGTTTGGGAGTCGGTCTAGTCAACCGACTCCCTTTTATTTTTTTCATATGCCTTTTCGATTTTGCTTGCGATTTGATCGCCCAAAGTCTTTCCGTCGCCAAATTTCGGGAGCGGATAGGCATCACGCAGTGACTGCATGATGCTCTTCACTATACGGTAGCAGCCCTCGACTGGCCCAGACCTCTGGACTCTGTGCGCAAGCCCGAAATCAAGTAGCTCCCTTACGACTTGCGCTGGTGACACCCCGGTTGCCGAGGCTCGGTCCTTGATCACGCTGATAATCCTGACGGGTAGTAGCACGTTGTAGGTCGCGTGATCCTCACTCACCCGTCTTGGTCTGCCCTTCGCGCCTGCCATCGATCCGCTCCATTGAAAAGCTCAATTGCCCTGCGATGGCGCTATAGCCAGCGCCATCTATGTAGTCGTCAATATTCATTTCTCCAACCTTGCCTCTGGCGATCTTGATCATCTCCATGCACCTAGCCACGTCCACAGGAGTGATCGGGGCGTCAAGGTAGATTGACCACAGATTCGAGATCATGTTGAAGGACTCCTTGATATCGCCATGATATTTCTGCCGTGGTCCGCCGACAGCATCAGCCGCCTTCTTTAATATTTCTGTCGCCCTCATCCGTCTCGCCTTTCATTTTTTTTGTTCGGAATAACCCCTTGTACTCCGGGTGCTGGGCCATGAAAAGCCTTGCGTAGTAAGCAATGAAATCATTGCTTATCTTGAAGTCTTCGCCCTTCGTTTCAATGCTGGTCTCCCAGCGTATGCGGTTGACGACGAGCCATGCACCCAGATTCTTGTGACGCCTCTTGTCAAGCGCCTCGAACGTGAAGCGCTTGAAGAGGCAATAGACGTGGGGATTTTTTAAGTGCCACGCCCACCACTTTTTCTTCCTTTCAGAATGGGATGTCATCGTCTAGGTCGTCGCTGGCTGGAGCTTGGGCTGTCTTTTCATATGGCTCGGAGAGCCAGACAGACAGGTAGGGTGTGACCCCGTCCCTCTGCACCTTGATTGCTGCGGCGATCTCCAGTGTCGCCTCAGCTTGATTCGTGACAGGGCTGACCTTCGTTTTTTTATCACGAAACTGCTGGACGAGAAGCTGCACGGCTTCCTTCGTAAAGCCAATATTTCCCGACATCTCAGGGGCCTTGGGGTGGCCGTCCGGTGTGTATTGCGCAGCCAATGTTAGTTTCTCGACCTTACGCTGGTTGCGGAAGATGGCACCGCCACCTAGTTGTTGCTTCGGCATTTTGATTACTCCTCTAGTTTCCAGATTTTGCCAGTATTGGCTGCCGCCTTGGCGGCCTTGAAATATTCAAGCACGGTGGCTTCGTGCTTGGGGTTCAACTCCCGCAAAGCCATCACCGCTTTCTTATTCGCCTTGTAGAATCCGTTGAGCGCCTTGATGCACTCCTTAGCATCTTGGTGATCTGCCAGCGTCGGCATGAAAGTGCTGAAGACTTTCAGTACCAAGTCCGCCCCCTCACTGTTGGTTGGCTCCGAAATGTTTACCTCATCACCATCTTTTTTTACCGGGGTTTCGGGGTGGCCCAGCAATCCCTTGCGCCACTCCTCAACCGTCATCGGGACTCCCTTCGATTGGCTCTCTTCTTTAACGGCAACAGGCTTTTGCTGCTCAATCTTTGTTGCGTCCGCTAGCTGCTCCGCGTTCGCTGCCTTGTTGGTGTTGTCGGTGGCGTCAGCATCTCCGATATCGAAGTCCGCTTCCGGCTCACGATTAAAGTACTCTGAGTCCTTCTCTCCCGTTACGCATTTGAAAGCGGTACGCATGAAGAGCTTGTCCGCATAGCTTCGGGCAGAGCCGCTACTCTGCGCACCTTGTGCCGG